AACTTTCTGGATCCCAAATTTCGCGCCATGTTCAATCATGACCTGCTTATCCGCTCCAGCACGAACGAATACAATCCATGCCGAGGCACGCGCGGCTTTGTGACGACGTATCAGGCCATTGGCGTGGACGATAAGGAATCCGTGCTCAAAGAGCTGCAATCACAGCGGTACATCCTCATACTGGATGAATTTCATCACGCAGAGGCCGACGACGGATCATGGACCCGGGCGCTCCTTCCTTTATATACGGCTGCACGATACCGCATTCTCATGACCGGGACGCTTGAGCGCGGCGACGGGAAGAAGATTGCCTTTGCCCGATACCAGGGCATGTTTCCGGTCCTGCTGGACGATCACAAAACCCGCGTCATCGAATACACCCGTCGTGACGCACTTGCTGACCGGGCGATCATCCCGTTGCGATTCATCTTTTCCGACGGCGTGGCGACCTGGGAGAAGTCATCAGGCAAGCAGGTCAAGTCAAAGCTGTCAACGGGCGATCATCAGAACGCCAGCCATGCGCTTTATACGGCGCTCCGGACTGAATACGCGCTCGAACTACTGTCAAAGGCCGTCGCGCACTGGCGCAATCACCGGACCACGAAGAACCGGACCGCCACCCTGCTGGTTGTAGCCGCGAACATCGAAGCCGCAAAGAAATACACTGAATTTCTTGCAGGGCAGGGGCTCAACGCCAAGATAGCGACCTCGGACGATACCCAGGATGCAGTGAAGCAAATCAAGGCTCTGAAGACCGGGCGGCTGGATATCCTGATAACCTGCCAAATGGCCTATGAAGGTCTCGACGTTCCTTCCATTTCTCACATTGTCTGCCTGACAAACATCCGCTCCGCCCCGTGGATAGAACAAATGGCGGCCAGGGCCGTGAGGATCGATCCGGCCGGCGGCGCTTACGAGACACAGGAGGCGTATGTATTTGCACCCGATGATTTATACATCCGTGAGATTACAGAGAAAATAGAAGCCGAGCAAGTGGCTCCGGCGTACGCCTCGAAAAACGGGGGGAACGGAAACGGGAAGGTGGCGCCGGGTGAAAACGGGCTGTTGTTCGGGGAGCAGGCGCCGGGCGGTATCCGGCCGCTGACATCGCAGATCACGGGCCAGCGCGAAACCGTATTGAACACGCCCGTAGGTCCATCCGATTGGGTCAGGCAGGCGGCAGAAATGACTGTCTCCGAACAGGAGGCCGACACCCTGGGGCAGATCGAATCTCATATCAGGCGCTTCGCGTTCAATAACAGGTACAGCCCCAAACGCTTGAACGCTGAAATCTATGAGCATTTTGGTAAGCCGCGGCGCTCCATGACGTTGCGGGAACTCAGGTTATGCCTCGATTGGGTTCGGCTCACGTATCCGATCCAGTACATCAGGGGCACAGGCAGGGCGCGGGTGCCGATTAAGGCGGCGGCATATCCGTGTGAATGGAGGGCAGCTCAATGACACCCAAGAAAAACGAGCTATAATGACGACGAACCCCCCGTCTGCGGTGTAACGGTATGATACAGCGATGCGGCAAGTGCCGTGGGCGGGGGGCTTTTGAAGGGGGAGAATTATGAAAGGACTATTATTTAGCGAACCGATGGTGAAGGCGTGGATGGCCGGAAATAAGACGATCACAAGGCGGATCATGAACCCGCAGCCGGAATGGGAAGAATATCCGGGGTTCTGTCAAGACGGTATATGGCGTGGAAGGTATCGAGACTTAACCTACGACGGGTGTGATTATGTGGTTGAGGTTTGGGAAGCAAAGCCACGATACACCGCTGGCGAGACGGTCTATATCAAGGAAGGATGGCGGATAGGCGCATGGAAAGAAGACGGGCAATGTGTCGCCGTTGATTACAGGGCTGATGGATTTGCCCGAAAGGAATGGCTGCTGGTTCCCGACGAAGAAATGTTTGAGCGGCTTTGGATACAGTCAACCGATGATGCAATTAAAGCGGGGTTAAAAATGGATTGCGACGGCCAATATCATTGGGAGCCGGGGCAATCTCCGTGCCGCTGGCGCGCCCCCCGCTTCATGCCGGAGTGGGCCGCAAGAAGACACGCGCTGATCGTCAGCGTTATCCCTGAACGATTGCAAGAGATAAATGAGATCGACGCTTATCTTGAGGGGTTCAGGGACCAGTTGCGAGGGGATACATTCTATTCAGTCGGGGCACAATTCAAAGAGACTTGGGACAAACTTCACCCCGGCACCTGGGATAAAAACCCGTGGGTGTGGAGGATCGAATTGGAGAAAATCTAATCAGGCGGGGTCATCAAAGGGGGAGAATTATGGATACATCAAAAGGTAGATACTGGAATAAACCGTGGTTCCTTGTTGACGGCTGCACGCCCTGTTCTCCGGGGTGCGATCATTGTTGGAGCGCGAGTATAACGCACAGATTCCCGGGCCAGCGGGTGAATGTGGCTGACATTCAAAAGGCGAATAGGCCTATATTTTTAACCGACTCCCATGGTCGCTTCACCAGCGAAATTGTCACCCACCCCGACCGCCTCTCCATCCCCCGGAAACGGCGGAAGCCGACCGTGTACGCGGTTTGGAATGACCTGTTCCATGAGGCGGTGCCGGATACGTTCATTGCCCGAGCGCTCTCAACCGCCATCGGTGAGTATCGTCACACTTTCCTTGTCCTTACAAAACGAGCCGAAAGAATTGTATCCCTGATGAGCCGTTTTTATGCCGACGCGGGGGAAAAGGAGCTGCGCCGTGCAATAAATATATGGTGTGGCCTCACAGTCTGTAATCAGCAGGAAGCCGCCGAGAAGATTCCGATTTTTCTTCAAGTGCCGGGGAAAAAGTTTTTGAGCATTGAGCCTTGTTTATCACATATTGACTTGACTTCGTGGCTCATTCCTGATAAACTAAAAGAAAAATCAGGAGGCCAAAATGAAAGAGAACGAGAAAGAGTTTCTGGCACAAGTGGCGCTGGGGTGGTTCGGTGTGAACACGGAATTGGGTATTGTAACAAGGAAGGCTCGATTATTCGGAAGCCGGATCGGGAACGACTCTCAGATGAAAATGATGGGCAAGGAAAAGAGGGCAGAGAAATCCATATCGAGAAATCATCTAAAAATTATGTTCACGGTGGGGAACCAGAAACGACTTGCCGTCTATGCACACAGAATAATCTGGATGATAGCCAACAATGCGGAAATACCGGAAGGATTGGAAATCAATCACAAGGACGGGAATCCGAAAAACAACCGAGCGGAGAATTTAGAAGTGGTCACGAGGCAAGAAAACACGCTCCACGCTGGGAGGGTATTGAAGGTGTTGGGAAGGAAAAATCAATCAGGGGAGCGCAATGCTTATGCGCGAGTGACCGAAGCACAAGTATTGGAGATAAGAGCTTTATGCAAGATGAAAACAATGCCCCAGCATCAAATAGCAAAGCTCTTCGGGATAGAACAGGTAACCGTCAGCAATATTCACCGCAGAAAAACATGGAAGCATCTTCCGGAATAAGTCTTGTGATTTTGGGAGGCGAGACCGGCCCCGGTGCCCGGCCCATGCACCCGGAGTGGGTGCGCTCTGTCCGGGATCAGTGCGCGGCGGCGGGGGTGCCGTTCTTCTTTAAGCAGTGGGGGGAATTTGCCCCTGAAAATTCTATCTATGTTGATGGATCGCCGTTGAGCGTAACATTCTATAATAACGCGCAGATGGATGTGTGTGACAATGGAGAGCGCGTTTACCGCGTCGGCCGCAAAAGGGCCGGTCGCCTCCTCGATGGCCGGACGTACGACGAGCTGCCATGGCGATCATAATTATATGGGCGTAAATTATCAATGACCACAACAGACAACATACCGGACGATAAGCGGGTTGCGACGATTGCCGCCGTGCTCGACTATCTGAAGGCGTCGGACTGGAGCGTGACGCGCACCAGCCTTTACCGGCACCGCACGGAGGGCAAGCTGGCCCCGCGATCCGACGGGCAATATGCGCTGCGGGATGTCGAGAAGTATGCCCGGACCTGGCTCAAACAGAAATCGACGGGGAAGCGGGTCGGCGAAAACCTTGAGGACCTCCAGCGCCGCAAGCTGGAAGTGGAACTGGCGAACCTTGAGCTGGAGAACAAGCGCAAGACGCTGTCGTACAACAAGGACCTGGAGAGATATATTCCAAGGGAACTCATGGAGATCGAGCTGGCCACGCGCGCCGGGGTGCTCGACGCCGGCTTGAAACATTGGGTGCAATCCCGGGCCGCCGAATGGATTCGCGCCGCCGGCGGCGATACGAAAAAGGTGGGCGAGGTGATCAATCTGATCACCCACGACCTCGAAGAGCACATCAACGCCTATGCCAGGGCGGCGGAATGGCAGGTCATTATTGATGCGGAGGACGATCCGGCGGACGAAGCGCCGGAAACGGATCCGGAAAACGAACAAATAGAATTAAACTGAAACAAGGGGAGGGGGATATGTCACAATTTGAATTGATGGCACAGTGGACAAAGGATGACTTGGAACTACTAAGGTTGTGGTATGACGAGAATAAAGACACAAAGGTCAGAGTAAATAAAATACCCGAAAAGCTAAAAAATCTCTTTCCGCACAGAACCGATGCCGCGATATATGGTCGATACCGCGCGATGGTAACTGCCCCTAAGTTGTTGAATGACCAAGCGGCAGCGGCTCCGCACGATGATCGTAACACCGCAGAGCAACTACTCAAAGAATGGATCATAAAAAACCCCGCGCAGGTCGTATCTAAATCTAAAGGGCATCTGTATTTAAATACATTATATCCATCAGCAACATCAAGACAAGTATATCGCAGGTGGATAAGTGCAAGAAAATCTATGGGTATGTCTTCAACACCGAAGGCAAGTAAAAATATGGCCACAATCGTCGTGATGATGATCAACGCCGCCACTTCGGCCATTGTGGACGTATTTAATAAAGAATTAGAGAGAAGGGTGGCGACAGAACAAATTAAGATCGGGACAAAAAATGTCGATGAAAATAAAAAATATATTGAGAAAATAGAAAGCCTTAAAGAGGAAATAGCAGAATTAAAAGAACAAGAACGGGCAACCGCAGCGATCCGGCAAGCATCGTATGACTACTTTGCAAAACATCATCCAAATCATAAAATAAGATAATAAAAATGCTGGCCACCATCCACATTCCGCGCTCGACCCCCTGGCTGCCGCCGTCGCTGCTGGCGAAGCCGGGGGAGATCCGCCACATCGTCCGCCTGTCCGAGCCGGAGCGTAAGGTATTCCGCAAGCACCGGAAGATCCCCGTGTCGGTCTGGTGCGAAAAGTATCGGCATGTCACCATGTCCGTCCTGCCCGGCAGGTGGAAGAACAGCGTGACGCCCTATCTGGCCGGGATCATGGATGCCTCGTTCGCTTCGTCCGTGCGGACGATCATCATCTGCAAGGCCCCACAGGTGGGCGGCACGGAGAGCGTCCTGAATTGCATCGGCTACGCCATCGACCGCGATCCCGGCCCGGTCCTGTGCATCTATCCCGACGAGCTGACGGCCCGCGAAAACAATCAGGACCGCATCCAGCCCATGATCAAGACCAGCCCCCGGCTGCGCGGTTACATGACGGGCCTCGATGACGACAGCGCGCTTTTGAAAATCAGCCTCCAGCACATGCCGATTTACATGGCCTGGGCCAGATCGGGGGCGCGGCTGGCCAACAAGCCGATCCGGTATGTCGTCTTTGACGAGACGGACAAATACCCCGACACTGCCGGCAAGAGGGAGACGGACCCGATTTCCCTGGGCGAAGCGCGCACGATCACCTATCGGCACAACTGCAAAAAGTGGAAGATCAGCACGCCCACGACGGAATCCGGGAACATCTGGAAGGCCCTCACGACCGAGGCGCAGGTCATATTCGACTTCTGGGCGCGGTGCCCGGCCTGCGGCGTCGAGCAGAAGATGGTCTTTGGCCGGATCAAGTGGGCGCACAAAACCGAGCCGGGGGTGGACGGGAAGTTACACTCCGAAGATCCGGAGACGATAGAGGCCGAGAAGCTGGCCTGGTATGAGTGCCCGGATTGCCTGGCGCAATGGAACGATTATGACCGGGATCAGGCTGTCCGGTCCGGGCGCTGGCGTGACCGCAAGACCGAGACGGGCATGGATGAATATCTGCGGGTACATAAGCCCACAAAAATCGGCTTTCATATCCCGAGCTGGCTGTCTCCGTTCGTGTCGCTGGCGACCGTTGCCGCGGCGTTTCTGCGCGGCCTGACGGACATGAACAGATTCAAGGACTTCCACAATAAGCACCTGGCCGAGCCCTGGAAGCTGACCGTGATCGCCAAAAACACAGAGCAGGTCCTGGGCGCCCGCTGCGAGCTGCCGGCGCAGACGGTCCCAGGGGCGGCGGTCGCGCTGACGTGCGGAATCGACCGCCAGAAATACGGGTTCTGGTTTGTGGTCCGGGCCTGGTCTGCGAACCTCACGAGCTGGCTGGGTCACTAC